CCCAAAGTCTATGCAGATGATTCGTATTTAATTAAGCAAGTGACAATTCAAATCACGCTTGTTACCAAAACAAAAGATACGTCGATTGAATCGAGTTTAGAAGAAGTATTACAAAATGCAGGTATTGATTTTAGAATGATTAGCGAATATTCACTGATTGATACTGGCATTTATAGAATTTATGAAATAAAGATGGAGGAATATAAAAATGAGCAATAAAGTAACATTTGGACTTAAGAATGTCCATTATGCACTTGCAACACCAACCGAAGATGATACATGGGATTTTGGCACACCTAAAAAACTACACGGAGCTCAAGAACTCAGTGCAGAAGTCATTGCAGGTAAAACAGATGTTTATGCAGATGATAAAATTGTCGCAACTTTAGCATCTAGTAGCGGCTCTAATATCACTTTAAAGTTAACCGAAATTGACGATGATTTCAAAGTGGATATATTAGGTTTTGCAAGAGATTCTAATGGCAATCTAGTAGAGATTGTTAATCATAGAACCAAAACATTCGCACTTGGATATGAGATTCAAGGTGATGTGAAATCAAGACGTATTTGGTATTTCTTGTGTACTGCAAGTCCAGTTAGTGATGCGACTAAAACAAAAGCAGAATCAATCGAACCGAATGCGGTTAGTATTACAATTACAGCAAGACCAATTGAGGTTGGAAACGTATCTGTGATTAGAACGATTGCAAAATTTGGTGACACAAATTATCAACAGTTCTTTGCACAAGTTCCGACATTACCTGTCATAGGTGTATAGTATGGAAAAAACAATTAATCTAAGAGGTGAGGATCTTAAACTAAGATCTTCACTTTTTACTATTATTTCGTATCGTAGTGTATTTGGAACTGAGTTATTCAGTGACATTAAGAAGCTTGAAAACTTGAATAAAGATGAAACGGATGCAGCATTAGTCATCGATATTCTTTTTAGAATTATCTACATTCTGCACAAACCATATACAAAAAAGAGCTATGATGAGTTCTTGATGGACTTGGATTTTAGCGTATTATCTGATGTGAAGGAACTTGAGAACATTTCAAATACAATTACCCTAATGTTAGGTGGTAATGAAGGTACACAGGACCCAAAGTAGATATACAAGATGAGCAAAACACAACCGCCAATATCATTTATAACCTTGCTCATCTTGGTATTTCAATAAAGGATACAGAGTACTTCGATATTGATGTATATGCAATGCTTATTGAACTCGAGGTCAAAACACTATCCAATGAGCCACAAACAAAAAGAGCGACTCAAAGAGACATAGATTTATTTCTTTTATAGGCCATCTTTGATATAATGAAAAGAAAAAGGGGATATATAATGAGAGATAAATTTATGGAAATGATTATGGAAATGATTAACGAAAAAGTTGTCATTACTAAAGATAATATGGATATATGGTCAGCAGCGGGAGAATTGCCAACAAAGGTTTTAACAGAAAGACTAGTGAAGGCTGAAAAATTCTATCAAGATAACTTAGTTGAGTTATCTAATGAAGAAAACATAGGCATAAAGCAAGAAATTGAAGAATATCTAATAAAATTCAAGAATAAGATAGCTAGTAGAAAAATATAACAATTAGACACAATTTTGTGTCTTTTTTTATGCGTAAAGGCAGGTGAGTATGATGGCAGAGACAATAAAAGGTATTAATATTAAGTTGAGTCTTGATGGCAAGGATCTTGATAATGAATTAAAAGAGATTAATAAAGAGCTCAAAGAACAGCAAAAAGACCTGCGTGCCATTAATACAAACCTAAAGTACGATAGCTCAAATGTTGAGCTGTGGCGGAAGAAACAAACCCAATTGAATGAGATGCTTGAAACCACAAAAAAACGCTTAGATACGCAAAATAAGGCGTTAGAAAAAGCTAAGCAAGGCCTCAAGTTGGGTACAACATCAGATGCTGAATTTAGAAAAGTTCAACGTAATGTTTCCTATAGTGAATCTGAAGTAAAAAGACTCAATAACGAACTCGATAAAACAAAATCAAAGATTAAAGATTTAGGCAATGCTAAGTTTGACAATATCGCAAAGGTTGGTAGCACCTTAACTAAAAGTCTAACGGTTCCTATTCTAGGTGCCGTTACTGCTTTAGGTGCACTTGCTAAAAAAGGTGCTGATACTGCAGATGCCATAAATGATACAGCTCAAAAAATAGGGATGTCCATTGAAGCACTACAAGAATGGAATCATGTAGCAACCATCGCTGGAACAGAAACCGGTAGTTTAGAGCGTGCCTTTGTTAAGGTGAATTCAATTCTAGCTGATATTGCTTTAGGTGATGTTAAGAATATTGCTGGTCCACTTCATGCACTTGGTATTTCAATGGAAGATTTAGAAGGCAAGGACACGAGTGAAGCTTTTGAGATTATGAGAGATGCCTTATCGAAAGTTGAGGATCAATCATTAAAGACTGCACTTGCTAACCACTTATTTGGTGACAAATTAGGTTCTGAGCTACTTCCAATGCTTAATATGGAATCAGAAGCTATCAACGAATTAAGAGAACAAGCAAGGGCACTTGGTATCATTACGAGTGAACAAGCTGAAACAACTGGTGCATTTAATGATTCGCTTGATCGATTAAAATTATCAACAAGAGCACTTTCAGTTGAACTTGCTGTGGCACTTGTTCCAGCTATGCAAAATGTTGTTGAAGCCATCACAAATAAACTCATACCTGCAGTTAGTAACATGATTTCATGGTGGACGAATCTTAGTAGTGGTACACAACAGCTAATAGGTTTTTTAGTTGGACTTGTAGCTGCTGTTGGACCCGTATTAACCATCATCGGTAAAGTTGGTCCTATATTAAAGATAGTAGCAGTTGCTTTAAAAGGTGTAGGTGCTGCTGGTGCTATCGCTGGGATTGGTATTAATGCTGCAACCTTAGGTATAGGTGCTTTGATTGCGATTGTGGTTATGGCTTTGATGCGTAGCGAAAAGTTCAAAGAATTATTAGAAAAACTCATGGAGACTTTCATGAGACTCCTAGAACCTATCATGAAGATAGTTGAAGTCCTAATGGATGCATTGATGCCTATTGTTGATATAGTCATCAATATTTTCATGAAATTAATTGATATATTAGTGCCACTCATCGATATGATTTTGGCTCCTATGATTAAGCAACTTGAATTTCTTGGTGATATATTTGAAATGATCTCACCTCTGATCGAAATTGTAGGTAATGTTTTACAAGCTGTCCTCGTGCCAGCATTTAAAGCATTAGAATTTATATTGAATCCGATTTTAAAGATATTAGAAACGATTATCGGATTCTTCACAAAGATATTTGATTTTGCAGGTAGTGTTGGAGATGTTGTTGGTGGTGCCTTAGGTGGTATCGGTGATACGATAGGAAATGTTGTCGGTGGTATCGGTAGTTTTATCGGTGATGTTGCGGGCAAAGTCGGTGATTTTGTTGGCGGAGTAGCTGATAAAGTCACAGGTATTGCTTCAAATGTGGTTGATACGGTATCGAACTTTGCGGGTGGTGCAGTTAAAGGTGTAACAGATGTCGCAAATAATATCGTCGATGGGGTTTCTAACTTTGCTAATAATACCAAAGAAAAGGTCGGTGGCATATTCGGTAAGGTTGGTGGATGGTTCAGCGATACATTTAATCTGAAAAAGACTTCAAATACAAGTAACCAAACATCCAATAAGAGCACAACCAATAATGCAATCACCATCAATACAACGGCATCCACTTTTGATATTGATTCAATCAACAGAGCGTTAGGTGGTAAGTTTATATGACAAGAAGATTTTACTTAGAGAATGAACATGGCCAACAATTCCATTTTAAGTATCACAGTGGTGTCTTACTATCGAATGTTTTAGGATTAGGTTTTCAACTCAATATGACGTACTTGAAATATGACCATATCCATAAAACAGTCAAAAGAGAAACGCCTTTATCAGAAATAAGTGGACTACTCAATTTCATGGATGGGTATCAAGGTTATCAACGATTTATCGACTACTTAAATCAAGGTCGAGATAATTTAAAACTATACTATGTTTCTAATGACATAAAGTATGTTCACGTTGACGTGGTTTCATTAAGCAAAGCAGAGATTAAAGCTGGATTACTAAGCTGTGAAATTACGTTGAATAAAAAGAGCTATTGGATTAAAGAAAGACAAATCATCATTGATATAACTGAAGTCCTTGATGGCAAAGTCTATCCTTACCCATATGATTACACGTATCAGATTACACAAGAAGGACGAACCACGATTGATGTAGGCGGTTCATTTAATGCGAATGTGATTATTGAGATGGAAGGGTCAGTTGATCATCCTGAAATTAATGTGATCCAAAATGGGATATTGGTCTCAGGTCTACGATTAAACTTGGTTGAGGATGATGTCAAAATACGAATATCATCAGTAGCTGACAATAAGTATTTAAAGATGATTAGGAATGACATTGAAACAGATATCTATGCATACCAGGACTTTGAAAAGGATAATTTTATCGAATTAAAACCAGGTAGAAATACATTAGAGTTTAAATCTGGTGTGATGGAAGATACGTTTTGTAAAGTTCATATCTTTGAATACCATCTGGGGTGATTCTTATGGACTTGATTATATTAGATCACTTGAATTTCACATATAAAGATCATGCTTATATAGGTGATGAGTTTGAAATTATACATGACATCGTCATTACACAAAAATCACATTTTAAGATTAACAAAAGCAAGCTTAATGTTGCAGTTGGCGATTATGTTTACGTGAAAGAAGATGGTGGTTACTTTGGTATTGTAGAAAATATCGAAGATGAAAAAACACATCTTGTTATTGCCAGTGTTGATTTTAAAGAGCTATTTAAAGTTGAAGTGTTAGTTGAAAGCTTCAACGGTAATGTGGCAACATATATCGAAGAAATTATTAGAAAAACGTTTCTTCAAAACAGTGACACCAAACAAAACTTAAACTACCTAAGCATCAGTGTGGAAATATCGAAGCTGGGTAGTTTTGTTTTTGATGAAGATAAGGTTATGACGATCTATGAATTATTGGAACTGGCTAACCGAATGTATGGCGTATATATCAAGCATGATGTAGTGTTTAATAATGGAGCTTTTAGTGGTGTATTAATAAGAATCGTTAATGTGACAAGAGGCTTAAAAATAAAAGCAGATAGCCTCATATTAGAAGACTTAATCATTAATGATTCAAGTAAAGAAAGCACAAATAAAGCCATCTATTATCCAAAAACGAGTAACTTATTCTTTAAAGATACAGTTATCTATTATCTATTAACTGATGGCACTATAACCAAAGACAATACAAGTAATCTAAGGTATCCAAAAGTGATATCAAAAGTTGAAACTTATTCAGATAACGACTACTTAGATTTGGATACGAAAGTACGCTCAGTTCTCAGTGTTGATAAGACAGATCATCAAATCAGTTTTATGATGCAAAAAAAGAATCACTCGTTAGATGTTTTAAGAACATTAGATATTGGTGATTTCGTTGAGTTTATTTATAAGGGTAAACGCTATGATTCTTTGGTTACTGGAATTAAGTATACAAATACTTTTGAAGTAGCAACCATCACACTTGGTGAGTATCGTTTGAAACTGACTGAGAAGATTCAAATTTTAAGTAAAAACGTAAATAGTAAGGTAGGGAATGTCACAGTGAATAATAGTGGTTATTCTGATTTAGATGGAGGAGAGTTTTAATGGGTATACAAAAAATAACCTTTGATGGTTCAAGCGTCACATCAAAACATGATGCAGACTTAAATGATTTTATATTTTCAGTTGGAACAGGTGTGCTCTTAGGTAGTAGGAATAGTGTGTTTTATACACTTGCTAATAACATCATTACATTTGAAGATGGGTATGTCATGGTTCAAGGTAGGTTAATCTATATTGAAAATAATACCCAAGTCATCATTACACCAAATGCAAATCGACTAGGATATGTGGTTTTGAATGTAGATTTAACCAATAATGAAGTCTCAATCTATGTAAAAGAACAAGCATCGACTTATCCTAATTTAGTTCAGAATGACTTAAGTAGTGGTCAAGGTCAGTATGAGTTTGCATTATGTGCCTATTCAAAAACAACCACTTCAGTAACACTTAATAACCAGTTTAATAGACAAACTTTACTAAATGCAGATAGTTTGGTCTATAACCTTGAACAAAAGATTAGAAATCAAACGAGTCCAATATTAATGATTCCAACATACATTTCTCAAGGTGTTTATCGAATAAGTAATTATTATTCAAATGACTTAATGAGAGCATTCATCATGATTATTTTAAGCAATGGAACAGTAGTAAACCTTCCTGGACCTTTGATTTTTGAAATCATAGGATCTAGTACTTCGGTAGCATACACATACAACGGAAATACATATTCGATGTTTGTTTCATATCAAAATGGCAATACAACTTTTACATGTGGCTCAACGACTCACACAATCAATCGAGTCATTATATATCGTTTCTAAGGAGGAAATAGAAAATGGCAGTTATACAAATTAAAAGAAGAACGTCTGCTGGCACAGGACCTATTGTGGGAACAGCAGGCACGATTAAAGCTGGTGAACCTTTAATCGATTTAAATGGGACGAATCTCTATATATCAAAAGCTGATAAAACTGGTTCAAGTGCAAATCCATTAACGAGTAATGACTATATTGAGTTTGCAAGTAAAGCAAATGCTGAAGCTACGATGGATTCAAAGATTAGTGCACTTGGACTTGGAACAGCTTCCAAAAAGAATACAGGTACAACGAATGGTACGGTGCCTTTAATTGGTGCAGATGGAAAACTTCCAACATCAATTATTCCAGCTGTAAGCCCTGTAACAAGTGTTAACTCTAAAACAGGTGCAGTTGTCATCACATTAGCTGAATTAGGCGGTGTTGCAGCAAGTACATATAATGCCCATGAATCTAGTAACCTACACTTAACAGACGATCAACGAACCAAGATTGCTAATGTGAAAAATGTCGCCTTAATGCAAGGCGTAGGAGCTAAGTTCGATACGACAAAGGCATCATTCGATGCATCAGTTCTTGATAATGGATTAGTACTCCATAGTATTCAGGATACAAACTATAATCCAGTTAAAACTTTTTATTACATCGGTATAGATAAAACAAAAGTACTCACACCAACATCGGTTATTGATGGCGGAACATATTAATGGCAATCATCAGAGTTAAAAGAGGCACATCGGTTCCAACCACAAGCCATTTGACTCAAGTTGGTGAGATGGGTTTCGATACAACAAATAATGAATTATACATCAGAGGTAACAGTAGTGTTATTAAAATAGGTGGTGGATTCTCATTGCTATACGAGGGCAATCTTTCGATACCTACGACCATTACAGCTAATAACATTTCGCTCAATAGATCCATTAATTTATATGATAAGATTCTCGCATTTGAGGTTAGAGCAGTTACAGCCACAGATTCTTATGAAACACATATTGTTTACGGTAGGATGGGTACGAATAGCACAACATCAGCAAGTCCAACATACGATAGACTTTATTCATGGACTACCTTCGATGGACAATATTTCAAAACACATTCATTCAAAGCATATGTTTCAAACTCAATCTCAAATACGATGACGATTGGATATTTAAGACATTTGATTGGAAACTTTAGTGGCACATCAATCGCATGGACTACGAACACATCAACAACTGTTTACTTAGAACGTATTTGGTTGGTTAACTAGTATGGCTTATACATTAACCATCCATAGTATAAGTCCTACAAGTGCAGCAAATACAGGTAACATCGGATTGGTTGTCAATTTTACTTTATCAGGCAGTGGGTTTTCACTCCCTGGTTTTTCTTTAAGTTTGTATGATGCATTAACTGGTGGAACTTATGTAAAGTCTTTATATTATGATGACATCAACGATTTACAAAGTGGCATGGCTTATAGTGTTTCATTTTCTGGGGTTAGCCCAGGAACGTATTATGTTGAAGTGTTCTTTAAAGCCCCAGGATCAACAAGAAGAACTATCACTATCACTGGTTCATCTGGTGCTACTGAACTGATTACATTAAATGGAAGTAAAGTCACATCAAACTCGCTAAATGGGAGTCAAATTACAAGTGAAACAGTCAATGGAGTCAAAGTATATGGCTCTTAATAAAAGGAGGAATTAAAATGGCAATAATTAAAAACTTACAATCAAGGGTAGGTGTTGATGTTAGTTATCATCGTATCATCGGCATCAACATGAATTATCGAAGTAGAAAGATTATACTTTGTGTCGCATCCTACATTTCAAAGGATAAGAGATTCGATAATTGTGAGCCTTTAGAAGTTGTCGATATCGAAGTGCCTGATGTTGATTTTGATTTATTCATCAATGAAGATCCAAGAGGTATTGCATATCTTTGGCTAAAAGAAAACGTTGAGGGTTTTGAACAATCGACTGATGATTTAGAAGTAGAGGAGGATGTATGATGCCCAGAAAGTTTACTAACAGCAAGCTAACAGAAATCGTTGTTAATATGTTTGCTATGAATGAAGTCATGTTTATTTATTACTGCGGTTCAGATAACTATAAGACAAAGCAAAAAAAGTCTGACACCGATTTAACGGTAGTTCTAAGTAACTTCAATGGCATCATTCATGCTTCAATTGAAGGTGTTGATATATTCGCTTATGGATATGAGAACTTCTTACAAAGACAGTCTATGCATGATACCTTACCACTTTATAACCTGATTCATTCGGATGATGTGATCAACATGGCAGATAATCTGATCTATCTAAATCCAAGTTATCAAACAGAGTATAACAGTATCATTGCGTTGAAGTTTGAAGATGTACTACCCCTTTATTTGGATGCAGTCATCGAGTATTTTAATCAACTCGTCAATGTTGAAAAAGTGATAGTTAAAAGAAGTTATCACATTATTAGAATTAGGGGTATTTTAGAGAAATACTTAGAAACAGGAAAATACGATGTCAACCTAAATGAGGTGTGGTTGAACAAAGTGTTTGAACATAAGAAAAACTGGGATAAAGAGTTGAACACACCTGACCACTTAACCCAGTTAAAAACATATCTTGATGAAATAATTACAATTAGAGAAGGTTTGAGAACGTGAAAGTTAAATACTTAATATTAACAATTGTAGGATCCTTAGGTTCCTTAGCCTCATACCTATTTGGAGGATTTGATAAATTGTTAATCGCACTCATAATCTTCATGATTATTGATTTTCTATCTGGTTTAATTTTAGCAATCGTATTTAAGAAGAGTAGTAAAACAAAAAATGGCAGAGTGAGTAGTGAAGCTGGTATTAAAGGACTAGCTAAGAAAATATTCATTCTGTTTTTAGTTGCCTTAGCTGAACAGCTAGATATTGTATTAGGTACGAATCTTGTAAGAGATGGAGCTGTGATCGCCTTCATATCGATGGAAGGTGTAAGTATCCTAGAAAACTCAACGCTTGCAGGATTGCCTGTTCCTAGAATGATTAAAAATGCACTTGAAGTGCTAAGTAAAGGTGAGGATAAGAAAGATGAATAATACAGAATTAATAACGACCATCATCAGTGTGATACTTTCACTTGTATCTATTGGATTAGGTTACTGGTCAAAGAGAAACTCAAAAGCAAAAGTTTACTATGAAACGTTTATCAAAGTTGAAGAGCAAATTAGAAAGCTTTGTATTGATGCAGAAAAGAATTATACTAAAGGCGATCAAAAGAAGAAATACGTGATCTCAAATATAAATCAGTTCTTGCTTGATCAGAAGATAACAATTGATCAGGGTACTATTGACGGTATTATCGAATCAATTATAGATGTTTCTAACCAAATTAATAAACCAAAATTAAAATGAATTTTAGAGCCATATAAAGCCATTTATGATTGACTAAAATGTATAAATTTGATATAATATATATGTAGCATAACATGTCGGTAACCATTCCGCTTGTTATGCTACTTTTTTGTTTTTATGACATCTTAAATACTGCTTTTATATCCTAAACCAAGGTAATGTTTGATTTATATATGATTAAAGAGTTCGTTATTATTAAAATAATAAAAGGAATTGAAGCAATAGACTGGTATAATAATTATAAATACAATGTGAGGATTTCATGACTAAACACCAAATAGCAACTAAAATGGTCCAATATGCATCTGATATATTAGGACTTTCAGAAATCGAAGTACATTTTAAACCGAAGAGCTTTTTTCATTATGAAGAGGTAAGCGCAATATTTAATGAGAAACTTTACTATATTATTTTCAATGAAGATTGGATGGCAGTAGCACTACCAGAAGAAATAGTATTAACAGCACTCCATGAGACAAGGCATGCTTATCAAAAAGCAAATATAGACTTTCCACAGTTTTTTGTGGGAAAAGAGACAGATGAAACAATTAATCAGTGGAAAAAAGATTTTGAAAACTATAATAAGCCATATGAACATAATCTAAGTGATTATGCTTCACAATCAATTGAGAAAGATGCAACCGATTTTGCTTGGAAAGTAATTAATGAATATTTCGATCCTAAGTTAGAATTTTAAATAGACGACAATTATGTTTTATAAGGATGATTTGGGGAGGAAATAATGGATAAGTACATGACTGAAATTAGCATTATCAAAGAAATCGTTGATGCAGATTTTGACGAAAAGTTAAAGATTTATCATAACTACTCAGACATTATTAATGATTACACAATAACTTTTGT